GGACAGTCAACATTTTCGGGAATACATCACCACTAGCCATTAGAACTCCATGTTCATCATTGTATACGTCATTAAGTTGGAAGCTGTTTGTGTTGATGCACCAGTTTGTGGTGCAGCAGCATTAACCCATTGAGATCCATTATAAGAAACAATCTGCCCACTACTAGGAGTGGTAATCGTTACGTCCGTCAGGTCATCCAGTGTGGTAGCAGGGTTGTTTGTAATCCACTGTGTGTTGTAGTTTGTGCCATTAATTTTTGAAAGAATCTGACCAGATGTTCCCCCTACAGGAACACCAGGCCCCGTAGCCCCTGTTGCGCCCGTAGTGCCAGTAGCCCCTTGTATGCCTTGAGGTCCTGTCGGTCCAGTTGCGCCTGTTGCTCCTGTAGAACCCGTAGAACCCGTGGCTCCTGTGGCACCTGTTTGTAGTACAAAATTAAGAACTGCTGCTGACGATGTTCCAGAGTTGGTGACTGCTGCAGTTCCTGCAGATACTGTGCCTACAGAAACGGTAGCAGCCGTTCCAGTGGCTCCCGTACTTCCAGTAGCACCCGTTAAACCTGTAGATCCAGTAGGGCCTGTAGATCCAGTAGGGCCTGTAGGACCCGTAGGACCAGTAGGACCCGTAGGTCCAGGAACGGTAGATGCAGCACCCGTCGCACCTGTTGCACCTGTTAGTCCAGTAGCACCAGTCGCACCAGTAGACCCTGTTGCGCCTGTTTGTAACGCAAAATTAAATATAGCTGCGCCTGATGTGCCAACGTTTGTAACTGCTGCTGTGCCAGCAGATACAGTACCTACGGCGATTGTTGCAGCAGTACCAGTGGCTCCTGTAGATCCTGTGGGTCCTGTGGGTCCTGTAAGCCCTGTAGGGCCTGTAGACCCTGTGGCTCCTGTAGAACCTGTTAAACCTGTTGGTCCTGTTGCGCCAGTGTTTCCAATTGGTCCTTGTATTCCTGTGGCACCTGTTGGACCTGTTGGACCTGTTGGACCTGTTGGACCTGATGAGTATGCCAAAACTGTCCAAGTGTTTACACCGTTACCAACTTTAAACAATCCAGTATCGTATTCATATCCTGGTTCACCTTGTGCAAGGATGGGGTTGGCAGCAGTCCATTGTGCTGCGGTTCCTCTGCGATGTTGAATTACTACAGCCATTATGCATACCCCGCATCAATCAGTGGTGTACCACCATAGATTGACGATGGAGACCCACCATCAAGATTTAAAGAAGAAAACCCGTTAGGACCAGCAGGACCTGTTGCTCCTGTTGGTCCAGTAGGACCAGTAGGTAGCGTCAGACTTAATGTTTGGCTTGGGAAGGTGCCACTAATTGTTGCTCCAGCTGTTCCCGCAGATACAGACCCGATACCTAAAGTGTAGTAGTTTGAGCTTATGGTTGTTTGTACACCGCTGAGATAATCTTTTAATGATGTGAAAACATGCTGAAGGGTACGAGCATCAGCAGAACGCAACTGTTCTAGCAGCGGTGCGGTCCATCCCTGTATTGGTGGATTATTCCTTGGTGTTTCTATAGCCATTATTTAGCTTCTAACGCTGCCAATCGTGTTTCTAGGTCTTGGCATTTTGCCACTAGGGCAGTAACAAGTACGTTATAATCAATTCCTAGTATTCCTTCGTGTTCACGTATTGCAATTGGTAGTACTTCTTGAACTTCTTGTGCTATAAAACCAATTTGTTTTTCTTCAGGATGATCTATCCATTCAAAAGTTTTAGGTACCAACAATGAAATGGCGTTGACTAAATGTGTTTTGTCGGATGTTTTAATGTTCTGTTTTTTTGTCCTGTCAGATACGGAAGCCAAACCATTGTGATACACGATCCCCGTATAACCAACTGCAAAGTTTGTACTACCAGCACCGTTTGTTGCTCTGTATGAGTCGTAGTTTGCTTGGTACAGGTTACGAACAACATTGATACCAATGCCGCTACCAGAGTTTTGGCTAATGACTAAGGAATCTGTAATTGGACCAGCAGGGCCCGTAGCACCAGTAGCACCAGTAGCACCTGTCGCCCCCGCACTACCCGTAGCACCTGTGGCTCCTGTAGCGCCAGTAGGACCAGTAGGACCCGTAGCACCCGTAGCACCCGTAGCCCCCGTAGCCCCCGTAGGTCCAGATATTGCTACACCAGCAGCAAGTTTACCAACAGTAATAGAAGCATCAGCGATCTTGGCAGTAGTAACATTTAAGTCAGCAATCTTTGCTGTAGTAACAGCCAAGTTTGCAATAGCAGCAGTAGGAGCCTGAACAGAACCATCAACTTGTACAAGAGCAGCCTCCGCAAAACTTTTTACAGATGTAAAGTTTGCGTTAACCTCAGTAGCGCTGGCTACCGTGTTGTTTGTAAATGAGTTTGGAATACTTAAACTAGCCATTATGCTTTAACCTTTCTAGGATTATACTTTAATGTGAAGCTATTGACGCCCCACGTTTGTGCTGGCGAACCAACAAATTCTAACTGTACAGACTTTGCAAGTCCAACACTTCGACCATTAACAACCTGGGATCCAGGGTTTGCAGCACCCCAAGTAGCAGAACCCCAAAGAGCATAACCCCACAACATGCTACCACCAGACGCTGGAATATCAATAATATACTGTTTCATTTCACCATCTTCAGCTTCTTCATAATTGCCATAAACAACAACATTCAACTGTGACGCAGAAGGTGTTTGCTTAACAACCAAACTAGGTCGTCTAAACATTTTGTTTTGAGCATACGAACCAGCATCAAACCAGCGTGTACGGTAACGACTAGTGAACTGATTATCTGTACCAGTAACATTGTCCAAAGCATTGCCGTGGTTATCTACGGTCAATGTGTACGGCTGTGTAGGGTGAGCAACAACATGCTTGGTTGTACCGTCTGTCTGTGTGAAAGTTAAACCAGCAGAAATACCACAACCATCGTAAGAAGAAAACATTAGCCAAGCACCAGATTTGTTTACTGTATTATCATATACAAAAGAAACGGTCGGCGTAGTTGCGCTTATTGTTTCACTGTATGGTACTGAAACCCAAATACGACGATTAACGTAGTTGACGTTAATGGCGTTTGTTGCTGAAGAGTTAACATAACCATTAACCAAAGCGGGACGCAAAGGCTGGAACAAGTCAACAATACCATTACCATTATAAAGCATTAAACCATCAGGATGCGAATAGAAATAAACACCAGATTCTGTGGTTGCAACAGAACCAGGATTTACAGCACCAACAGAACGAGACACTTCAACAACTTGAAAAGTGTCCGAATCGTAACCAAAGATAGCAAACACTGCGTCCTCTTTGAAAACAACAATATGACCAGAGAAAACAGCAAGAGCTGTAATGCCTACAGAGCCAGTATTAATATCGATGTAGTCATCAGCGGCCCAGTTACCAGGAAGGTTGGGGTGTGACCACCTAATACGGTTGGGGTATGCTACACCGTTTTCATTTGTGTTAGCAGCAAAAATTTTACCAGCATGAGTTACCGTGTGGTTGGCTCTAGGGAAAAACACTGCAGGCAAAGTAGGAGAAGTGTATGAGTTTTGAAACGTAGGACCAGAAGCTGTCAAAGCAGTTTTGGTGGTGCCATCCCATTTGTATGCCACACTACCAGAACCAGTAGCAATGTAAAGATCTTCACCCCAAGAAGCAAACGAAGCACCAAAAGCAGTAGTCACAGGAATAGCGAGACTGGCATATGATGAACAGTTGCTAGACCAAAACACGTCACCATTTACACTAGCATTATAACCAGTAGAAAGCATCAACCTGTGGGTTGAAGCAAAAAAAGAATACAAGCTAGTAGGATTCCAGTTTGTAGCAGTAATAGCGGTAGTGTTTGTACGGCGCATAGCGCCACGACTAAAAATACCACCACGAGGATCAATCTCGACATTAAGCATTTTAGGTGACTCGTTAGAAGCCAACTGAAACTGGTCAGCACGAAGATTTAAACCACCAGTGAAATCGTCCTGACGAAGAACTTTAAGATTAGTAGCCATTACTGACCTAGCGTTCTACCAAGAGACTGCAACCAGTAATGCTCGGACGGACGTGCAGCACCCCTAGACATAATCATAGGGCGATGACCAGAAGCACGCATCATATCCTTACGAGCAAGAGAAACAGCTTCCTCAAATGACTGTTTGTATATGCTAGCCATCTCGTTATCTTCCTGACGCTTGTAAGCCTGAGAGATAGCATAGTAGGCAATGGCAAGATGTAGACGCTCGTCACAATCAACCTCTAAGGTTGTTGTGACAAAAGGAGAATAACTAGGTTTGCGGTATCCACGAACAATTAGCGCATACACGGTATCAGGTTTAGGATACAGGTTGATTGTTTCGTTCCACTCGGCAAAAAACAAAGGGCGACTAGGTGTATCAAATGATCCATTCCAAACGTTTTCTGCTTCATCTAACGATATAACAGACAGCCTGTTTCCACTAGTTGTGGTGTCCACAATGGAAACTATTTCACGCATCGCTCCAGCTCCAATAGTAGATATAGCATAGTCACGTTGACCAGCTATAGTGTTTAGAGTGTAGGTTGTTTCAAGAAACGGCCAGCGACGTTCCGTGTTTATAACACGTTGAAAACCGTCTTTTAAGTATTTGTAAACTAAAGAACTTGGTAGGTCGTTAGTGTCAATGTCTAGAATGTCGTAAACAAAATCTTTAAGTTCAGCAGTTGTACTCATTAAACATCTTTCTTTTCGTTGGCACGCAAATGCCCAATACAATACTCGGTACCTTTAGCTTTGGGACCTTCGCAGGTGTCATCGTTGGCTATGCAGCGTTGACGACCAACGTATGGCAGTCCGCCGATTTGTAGTTGGGAAGTAGCAGACTGGTTTACAGGCAGACTTCCATGAACAGGAGTTCCATATAGGGCATTAACAGTTTTAAAGGTCATACCCTATATGGATCTGTTACTTGTTTTAGTAACCCTTAGGCTTTTTTGCTCCGTATTTTCCGTAACGCTCCGACATGCCTTTAGCACGAAGGGAACTAGAAGAACCTGCTGGTGCTTTTACGCTAGCACGAACAGAACTAGTTGCACTAGACCTTGTTGCGACTGGTTTTCCTTTTTCTTGCGAACGAAGAGAACTTGCAGAACTAGACGTCTTTTCCATGCCCTTAGCACGAAGAGAACTAGGCAAACCAGCTGGTGCTTTTTTGCTTGTTTCTTTAGAACGAATAGAACTAGCAGAACCAGAAGAAGTTTCCATTCCACGAGCACGAAGAGAAGAGGCCTTTTTTGCTTTTCCAGCAAAAATTCCAGAGTCCCCAGTATATTTACCAGAGTCTCCTACTTTTCCTTTACCATACCGATTAGAACGGAAAGAACTTGAAGATCCCCCTGTTTTTTCAGTTTTGTTTGCACGAAGAGAACCAGTTCTTGGCTTTGATTTAGATGAATCAGGTGTTTTCATTTTTCAACTTTCTTAAAATTGTTTGAAGAGAAAAAGGGGGCTTGCGCCCCCCGATTCAAATTTGACTAGGCTGTCTTTGCAGTCAACTTGCCTTGCTTTGCTCGGTTTGAACAAACAAGGTTACCGTAGCACATGATGAGCGCATAGCGGGCATCCATGTTCTCTGGACGAACGAAGTCTGTCTGTGAGAACCACTTGTCGGTGTGACCAACAAGCTTGAGGTACTTAGAGTTCAAGAAGTACACAACACCTGCGGTACAAGCTGTATCGTACATGAT